AAAGTAAAATAGTCTATCTCGTTTGCAGCCACAAAAGTGCTCCGATTCAGGCCCCCGCCAAAAACACCTTTTGTACCGTTAGAGCAAGCTGCAGACTGGTCTCTATGAACTGTCAGGTTGCCAAAGTTTGTTGAATTTCCCGGTGTAGCTATAGTCACATAATCCACATTTGTTGAAGTAGTATTGCTGGCATAAATTGCTCTACCCCCAAACCATGTGGGGAGGTTTGTATAACTCACCTCAACCCAAGCTTCATTAACATACATATAGAACTGGTCGGTGCTCGTGTCATACCACACAGCAGCATCTTTAGGGCTAGATGGTTCAGTACCCTGAGAATAGTAATCCATCGTGTTTGCAGATGCTAGGGCTACACCAGCAAGCGTTACCCCATCAGGAATGTTTGGTGCGCCAGTACCCGCAGCGTCTGTGATTGTGTTTACCTTGATCGTTGTCATGTGTTATACCACCGCCCATCTTGATCCGGTAGGCACTGTAACTGTGACACCACTTGCGATAGTGACAGGGCCAGCAGATACTGCATTTTTACCAGAAGTAATTGTATAGTCTGAAGATACTGTTGTTGAGTTTTCATAAAAGACATCGTTGATAGCACCAGCTTGAGCCCACTCATAGTCACTACCATTCCAGGAGAGAAGTTCACCAGAAGAGGCAGTGCCAGTGTTCAGGTGTGTGTCTACAAGTGGATTAACATTCCCAGCATCAGTTACATTAGCACCCGCCTCAATGCCATTTAACTTTGTGTGATCCGCATCAGTAAACACGTTACTGTCTGTGGCTGATTCTACGAGGACACGAATCTCAGAGGCCGTCTGATCCCCTGTTGCACCCGCTTCAATGCCAGCTAGTTTATTCTTCTCAGTCGTAGTGTAGTTGTTATCTGTGTGTACATAAGAAGCATCGCTAACAATGTTAGCATCATAAGCCTGTACGTCTGTACCAATCGCTACACCAAGGTTAGTACGGGATGTAGCGGCACTGTCTACGTCTGACAGGTTATTGGCACCAAACATAGCACCTGCAGTATCAAACACAGCAGCAGACCAAGCAGAGCCTGTGTAGATGTACATAGTGCCATTCGTACTGTTGAAGTACAAAGCACCTGTAATAAGAGCATCACCGTCGTTGTCTAGAGCAGGCTCACTAGCCTTAGCACCTAAGTAACGATCATCGAAGCTGTCATACGAAGCTGCTGCTGCAGCGGCAGAGCTAGCCGCATTAGTTTCACTGGTAGCTGCATTGGACTCTGAAGTAGATGCTGCCGATGCACTATTGGAAGCGTTAGTCGCAGAAGTAGCCGCATTAGTTTCGCTTGTAGATGCAGCAGACGCACTAGATGCAGCGTTTGTTTCTGATGTCCCAGCATTAGTCTCACTAAGAGCAGCGGCTGTCTCTGATGCAGCAGCATTGTTCTCAGAAGTGAGTGCAGCAGAAGCAGAGGAAGCAGCGTTGGTCTCACTTGTAGAAGCATTGCTTGCCGAGGTAGCAGCAGCACTCTCAGAAGAAGCAGCATTAGCTTCACTTGTAGCAGCATTAGACTCTGAGGTAGCAGCGGCAGCAGCACTTGTCGCAGCAGCGGTAGCACTACCTAAAATAGTATCTACATACCCTTTACGTGTCAAGTCATCATTTGCAGTTGGTGTTGCCGTAGACGTAACTTTGTTAGCACCCATTACAACATTACCTGTCATAGTACCGCCAGACAGGTTGAGCTTGGTTGCGTCGGCTGTGTCTACGTAGGCTTTAGTTGCAGCATCTTGGTTGGCCGTGGGATCAGCCAAGCCTGTCACACTATTGGTAGACATGTTGATATCGCCAGACATAGTCCCGCCTGCAAGAGGCAGCTTAGTAGCGATACTGTTTGTGATAGTAGTGCTGAAGTCTGCATCATCACCAAGTGCAGCAGCAAGCTCATTAAGAGTATCTAGTGCAGCAGGTGCAGAGTCCACCAAGTCAGACACAGCAGTATCTACGTAGTTTTTAGTGGCTGCATCCTGAGAATTGGTAGGCTCCGTCAGGTTAGTAATAGTTGCTGTAGTAGCACCATTCATGTTTAGTGTGCCGTTAATGGTAACGTCATTAAAAGTAGACGTACCCGTCGAAGTTACATCACCCGTTAAATTACCTGTGATATTGCCCGTTACGTTACCAGTAAGAGCGCCCGTTACGTTACCTGTTACATCGCCTGTCAGGTCACCTGCAAAGCCTGTGTTAGCTGTAATAGTCGTACCAACAATGGTCGATGGTGTAGTTGCGCCAATAGTAGCATTATCAACGGTCCCACCATTAATGTCAGCAGAGGCAATAGTAGCGCCTGTAGAGGTTACGCTGGAGAATACTGCTGTCGATGGTGTGCTGGAACCAATAGGGGTACCGTCAATAGCCCCACCGTTAATGTCGATTGCAGAGAAAGTAGAAGTACCTGTAGAGGTAACATTACCTGTTACGTTACCGGTGAGGTTCCCTGTTACATTGCCAGTAACGTCACCCGTTAGGTCACCTACTACAGCACCTGTTACATCACCAACCAAGTCACCTGTGAACTGAGTATTGGCTGTAATAGTTGTGCCCACAACAGTAGATGGGGTAGTCGCACCAATAACAGTACCATCAATAGCCCCGCCGTTAATGTCTACTGTTGCATGAGTAGAAGTACCTGTAGATGTTAGGTCAGTAAAGGTACCAGCAGCAGCAGTAGTGCCGCCAATAACAGTACCGTCAATCGTACCCGCATTGATGTCAGCTGTAGCGGCAACAATAGCACCAACACTTGCTGTACCATTCAGGTAGAAGTCCTTGTATTTTAGTGCAGCAGAGCCTAGGTCAATATCATTATTGAGGGCAGGGAGGATTACACCATCCTGTACGTACACCTGAGCTACGGGAGCAGAGGACACCTCTGAGTAGAACTCAATGCGGTTCTGCCCTGTGTTTACGCTTACCTTGTTTTTCGCATCAGTATCTGCAATAAGAGGTACGTAGGAACCCTCATCAGATGTACCGTCATGTTTGTGACCTGTAGTACCTGTGTTACTTTGCGCAAAAGCATCACGTAGTTTGTTGTACTCTGCGTTGATCGGTGCTGCACGGACTACAGCGGTAGGCACAATGTCTGCAACAGATTGGCGTGTATAGCCTGACATGTTTTAATCCTCTTCTAGCGCCTGTCGTGTAGGCCGTATGTTAGTGTAATGGCTTGAATGGTATGACTGGGGTTAGTGTCATTAGCAACGTAACGAATAGATACAGATTTACCAGAGCCAGCAATAGTTGTACGTTCTACAGGGGAAGGGTTGCCATCATATATGTCTGTAGAGTCAAACGTAGCCTTGTCATAATAGGCTGCAGCGCCAGCCGTAGATAAGAAATAGTCTGATGATAGAGTAGTTGTAGGGTCTCCATAGTCATAATCTACAGCCATAGTCACTGTGACTTCACCCTCAGAGCGCATGTAAGTATCTACATCATAGAAAGACTTACGTAGTGCTGGGTCATCCATGTAATAGAAGGGTGTTTGAAATAAGCTAAAGATCTCTCTAGTATCAAAGTCATTACCTACTTCTTGACGAAATACGTAACCGTTTGAGTCACCGTGAATGACAAACTCTTCATCGCCAATGTACCCGCTATGCGCACAGTTAACCTCTACGCCTACAAGCTGACTAAACTCAAAGCCTGTACCGGCTGTACCACTACGACGAATAGCACCAATGATACCCAGAGAGTCTTGGTTAGCGAAGAACAACCTGAACTGTGACTTCTTCTTCAAGACTACTGTAGTCATAGTAGCTAAGTCTTCGTTAGTTGTATAGTCTTCAAAGATAGACTGAATAGGCTTAGACAATGTAGCAAGCTCAATATCGCCAATACGATCTGTACCAGTAACAGGGCGGATACCATCAGGTGCTAAAAATAGGATCTCACCATTAAACTCAGCGACACTATCAGGTGCTACACAACCAAGGTTAGACGTTACAGTCTGTAACACAAAATCAGCAATGTTATTACCAACTAAGCGCTTAATGTTATTGCGCCCAAAGATATACATCTCATTACGGAATGCTTTAAGCTGTACTACTTCAAAGCCTACGTTGATGACACCTGCTCCGCTTGCAGTAGTCCAGTCTGTTTCATCTAGATTCGCACTGAAGTACAAGTTATAAGGCTCTGAACTATCCCCTGCTAGGAATAGGTGATTGTTAAACGCTGCAACTAGGCTAGGTGCGCTGGGCGCATGAACACCTGTAAGCTGAACATAGGTAGTACCATCCCACGTAGAAGCGGGGTTAACACCGTCTACCGTAGCAAACTTAGCTGCGCCCCAGTTAAAGCTCTCAAAGCGTACCTTAGATACGCCTACCATAGTAGGAGAACCTACTGTAGTGATAGCATCCCAAGATGTTGTAGAGTTGTTCCACTTGTGCAGGTAGTTGTTACCAGAAGTAGGCTTACGTGCAGCAAAGATACCATCATTAATATCAGCAGATACTTGTACACCTAGAACTGCTGTATCAGACTCACCGGGTACTTCACCATATGTATTGCTATACCCACTGATACGTCTATACCCACCATTCAAGGCAGGCTCGTAGTTAATCAACCGTGTGGCAGAACCTGCCATCTGACCGCCCTGAGTAAGAGGGTCTTGATTAACTACCAAGCCACCTGAGCAGGGTGTAGCAAAGGTACGTAGGTTATCAGCCATTAGTTAGTGCCTGATACGGAGTTGAAGTGCTTACCTGCAATGACTGTTGATGTCAGGTACAAAGGAGAGTCAAGCAACAAGCGACGCATGTTATCCATACCATCCTCAAACTTCTGCTGGTATAATGCAGCACTCTGCTCGTTAGCACGGAAACGCATGAGGTGCATTACTGCACCATCTACAATAACAGTGTTGAACCTATCAGGTATAATACACACATCATCATACTGAGTCATGTCATCAGGGTAAGACCAGTAGCGATACTCAATCTCGTAAGCATCGTCAGGCAATGGTGTAACACCAAACTTCAAGTCTTCCGTCTGGTAAATCTTAGTAGGTACACTATAAGCATCTGAACCACCTACGTCTTCACTAGAGCGATGATACCTAAGATAATCTTCATAGGTAATGACGGGAAGTTTCTCCGGTGTGTTACTTTTAGAAGATAAACGCTTAATGTAAAACGTATCCCAGTCTACCTTAGAAGCGTCATCCGCCAAAGTGTAGACACCTGTACCAGCAGTCAAGGCTTGCGTATATGTTGTAAAAGTAAAAGGCCACTCTTGTGCGTGTTGAAGAAGTTCACGTATAGCAGAGTTGATAGCATCCTTAGCCAATGCCTGCAAGTTACGTGCATCACTAAAGCCATCACCACCTAAGTCAAGTTCAACTTCATTGACACGGCGTAATGCTTGATTAACTAAAGATACATAATTAGCCATAGAGCTATCCTAATGATAAACACATTATTGGGCCAGTCAGAGACCAGCCCAATAAATTATGTAGTATTAAGCCAAGTTGTACTTAGCTGTAACCAGAGCTTCTGGTCTCAGAATCTTTCTGCCGTAAAGGTGCATACCACGCACGATGTCAGCGAAGGAGTCTGGGTCACGGTAAGTTTCAGTCTTGTTGATTTGCTCAGCAGTTGCTACAGCAGAATCATGACCAGCTACGATAGCACCGTAGTTAGTGGACTGGGCAGCTGTACCTGTTGTCGATGCGCCTGTGCCAATGGAAGGCAAGTTGTTGGACACATAAACACGGAAGCCGTTCCAGTTGTTCAAGACGAGACCGTTACGAAGACCGTTAGAGTCACCGAAGTCTGCATTCAGAAGACGTGAATCTTCGTCCATCAGGATCTCCATCATGACTGGGTCAATAACAACCCAACGGCCAGCCTTGTCAACGCTCTTCTGGTCAAGCAAGCGACCCATACGTGCAATCAACATAGTCGGGGAGACGTATGCTGTTGGTAGGGCTGTTGCACCTGGAAGACGAGCAGCAACTGGGATCGAGTCACCGTCTACACCAGCAGTTGTGATGTTGCCGAAGTCAGGGCGTGACAGTTTGTTGCCAGCCAAGAGTTCGTCAGAACCAGCTGTTGTGTCAGCCTTGGTACCGTTAACAGTGTCATTGACAGTGTCAGCGTTAGTGTGCAAAGCAGACTGCTTGAAGCCAGCCAAGTAACCCAATACTTCTTGGTCATGCTGGTCAGCCAAGCGGAAAGCCGCACGGTTGGTAGCAAGGTCCATGAAGTTTACATGGGAGTGGGCTTCCTCGATGTCGTCCATCTTGAAGGCAAAATAGTTAGCTTTATCAACGACTAACGAGAAGTCAGCATCTGTAAGGTCTTGTGCAGCAATGGTTGTACCACGTGCATAAGCAGATACGCTTACCTCTGGCTCTTTGATAATCTTAACAGTGTCACCTTGGTTTGCAATCTCACCAAAATAATCAGAGTTAGTGATGTCACCAACAACTGTAGATTTGCGGAAAGCAAGTTGGACTTTTTTCGAGTAGATTACGGAACTGAAGTTTCCGTTTGGAAGGTTGGTATAACCTCCCGCTGATGCGAATGCCATTTTAATTCTCCTAGAATGTTTGGCTTGATAAGTAAGAATCTATTAGCCCACACAAGGTGCTTAGTATATGTGAGTCGAGTTATGTGTGGAGATTCCAGTTAATAAAACCTAAGTCATCTATACTAAGAGGCTGTACATTTTCTAGGGTGCGTTAGCGAGACAGTTGGCCAACCATCAGTCTAACGGGCCTATACTTACACAGGTGTTCTTGGCGTTATGTTTAAGTTTAAGGTTTGGGAAGGTTTGTACAAGAAAAGAGGTAGTCCAAAAGGAGGCTCTTTAAACTGTATGTACTTAGTTATATGCAGGTAAAAGTGTTTGTCAACACCTAACGTGCACTACCAGTAAGATCATACACGAATTTCCCTGTTCGCATAGCCTTACTAATTTCTTCTTCACGGGCTTCAAACTCTACAGCTGACATCTTATTAACGTCTGACTCCCTAATTACTGAGCCACCTTCTGTAGGATCGACCTGTGTCCGTGAGCCTCTGCCGATAGGTTTAGCAGCTGCTTTTGTTTTAGCCTTCTTGTCTTGTGTTGTATGACCTGTATCAATCTTGTATAGATCAATAACTCTAACAACTGAGTCAGGGTCATCCATGTTCTCGTAGAGTGCATCCCGTACCCACTTGGGTTGTTCTTCAGCCCATTGGTGGAATGTATCGGACTCCCGTAGCTTACTGAAGTCTGGGTGAGATTCGCTGATCTTAGCTTCTGCTGTCTTGCGTTCAGCCTCGTACTGTATCTCATCTAGCTGTGACAGTCTGTCCTCAGCCTTCTTGAACATCTCTTGGGCTTTCTTAGCAGCAATAGTCTCAACAATACCAGCTACATCAGGATACTCTCTAGCCCACTTTTCAATGTCTTCATCTGACTTAGGGGGAACAATAGATTCTTTACGTATTCTAGATTCGAAGGAACTAAACTTATCTTCCCACTCTTTTTCTTTTTGCTGCATATGGCGGCGTAGATCACCGTAGCGTTTCTTAAAGGATTTCTCTTCAGCAGTTAAGTTAGAGTCATCTTCTTGTGCTTCAACTTCAGTGTTGGCTTCTTCTTGTTGGGTACTACCCTCAGCCTGTACTTCGGTTGTCTCAAGTCCCTCGCTATCGGATTCCTCTTCGAAGGTTTCACCTTTAGCCTCCGCTTCTAGTCGAGCGATCTCTTGTTCTTCTTGTTGGAGACGCTTACGTTTACGGTCATAGTTCGAACCTCTGTCAACAAAACCTGCTGACTTAGGGGATTGCATTGTTAGTAGTTCAGACATTGTATCTTCCTTATGTGGGGCCAGCGGGATTGCTGGGTAGCCTTATTATTATTATTGTGGGTATACTTAGGGTTAACGAGAACCCAAACCCATACGCCTTGGTTGTACCTGTTCTTGAGGGGTGGTAGGTTCCACTATTTGTTCTTCTGGAGCATCTTGAGAAAGAATGGATGAAAACAAATCCCCCATCTCAGGGCCGAGAAGTTTACCGAGGGGGGCTGCAAAAGGAGTGTCAGGTATTGTTTTAAGAACTGCCTTCTCTTCTTCTGGTAAGCTTTGATACCTAGAGAATACTTCTTGAACATAGCCATCAATAGGGTCCATCAGCTTAAATCCTTTTTAAAGTTATTACACATATCCTAGACTACCTCACCGTTTTCTCTAATGAATTCAGTATCTCCACCTACTACGTCAAAAACTTTCATCCAGAAGTTTTTAACAGGAGCAAACAAAACACCATGTTTATTTTCACCGTAGTAGTACTTACCGTATGATACGAGTGGGTCAGCAAAGGTTTTAGTAACAACCCACTTGAATGCTTTAGACTTACGCATAAGAGGAACAAGTACTTCAGCAGTCTTGTAGTATCCTCTGCGGTTACGGTCAGTCATGTACTCGTCTCTGTATCTACGGACA